AATAAATAAACACCAGCTCTTTCAAACTGATCTAGATTTACTTTTGTGTTTTCCATCTCTACTGTATTTAAAACTGTGATATCTGTATAGACATTTGTTTTATAAGTTGGAAACCAACGTATTCTTAATTCTCTTAAAATGTCATTTGTTGTTTGTTCGAGAAAATTTACTGTTTCAGTAGCACTAGTAGAAATACCAAAATCAAAAGCATCAGGCTGATATTTTAAAACATCAGATGTAGTGATAACATTAGCTCCTGTAAAATTTGCCATTATCTTACACCCATAATCCAGTTAAATATTTTCTTAATCTTTTTTTTTAGTTTTTTTAACATTTTTTTTTCTCTTTGTTTTAAGTTGTACAACTTTAGAAGCTAAGTCTTTTGCTGTTGTTTTTTTTATTTCTTTTTTTACACTATCGACAGGAAAGAAACCATTTCTTTCAAAATGTCCTATGTTAGCTTCATAATATTTTTTTTCTTTAACGATTATTTTTTTTCCATTTGTTAATTTTATATCCATAATCTTCTCCTTATTAAATGTGAGGGCAGTTTCCCACCCTCACAAAGTATCCAATTATTATTGGATTGATGAGTCTGATTCGATCTCACAACCATTA